GGCTCTGCTGCTCGTTTCTTCTATTGTGCAAAGGCAAGTAAGAGTGAGCGGAATGAGGGGTGTGAGGGGTTGGAGGAGAAGGAAAGCGGAAGGAACACAACACGAAGATGTGGAAATTGCGGGAAACCGATAGTTGGATTGTCTCAAAAATCAAAATGCAACTGTGATAATAGAATAGAAGTTCAAACAAAAAATCACAACAACCACCCAACAGTAAAACCAACAAAACTAATGCAATACCTTGTAAGGTTGGTAACACCAAAAGATGGAACAGTATTAGACCCATTTATGGGTTCAGGTTCAACAGGAATCGCCTGTAAAAAAGAAGGCTTTGACTTTATCGGGATTGAGTTAGATGAAGATTATTGCAATATTGCTAAAACAAGAATAGAAAAATTTAAATTTCAACACGAATTATTTGAGAAATAACAGGATAATACGAGGGTTGAAATGAACAACATGCGGTGTCCTAAATGTGGCGAAGCTCTTTACAGCAGGAACCACGAGCGGTTATTGCGATGCGAGAAGTGTAAGTGGGATGGATACGAAAACGATATTGATCCTTTCTTCGATTGCCGCCCCGGGTATTTTAATGCAGATCTACTTCCACCCAGAACTGCTACAGAAGCCTATGCTCTCATCAATACAAAGATTACAAGACGAGAGCGGGGGCACTACGATGTCAGTACATACATCAAGACTCAAGCAAAATTGATAATTCATCCAAGGATGATACCTGTTGGATGTCCTAACCCGAATCGCTTCAAAAAAGAATATTATGATGAAGGTTATATTGAAAGACCTACCGGCATACATTGGTAATGAAATAAAGATCTGTATTATAGCATAGTGCCCCGAGCCCGGCTCTTGACTTTCAAGATTCGGGCTCTTTATATTTGCGCCCGTGATTAATAGAATTTACTGCGTAAAATCCCCTAAATTATATACTATTGTTAATAATAGGCATACACACCATGACTAAGAATAATACCGCCATCGTTACGCACAAATCCGCAAAAATGCGTACTGAATCCGCACCAGCTTTACCGACGACAGAGCTAACAACTACTGTCCCAGTACCAACCGAAAAGCTCAAATACTGCGAAGATACAGTAAAAATTTGCGTAACGGTTTTGCGACATTTAGGGTCTGAGATGGCTATGCGGCAGCATTTAAAGATACACCCCTCGACGATGTGTAGTTGGAAAAAACGTCATCCAGAATTTGCGGATGCTCTCATGTGCGCCCGTGAGGATCATTTAAAATACACGCTTCGGAATATGACCGACACAAAGCTGGAAGCGGCTAAGGTCTGGGAAAGCTATTTGAGGCCACAGAAGCGGGAGACCATTACCGAAGTCAAGACTCGGGCAGTAGATGATAATGGGGATCCTCTCACGGTTACCAGACCGATTATGAAAGATGGCAAGCAGGTTGTCATTGATGATGTGCCCCAGACTGAGGAGCTCGGGGTCTGGGATATTAAAACCACAAAGCGGATCCACTGGGTAGAGGCCAACTTGAAAGTGCTCCAGTCATTCATTGCCACGGATAACATGGATACATTTGTATTAGAAAATTTGGGCAAGGATTACATTGATTCAGCTGAGGACATTATTGTCCAGCTGTTGGGTAAGTTCGTAGATCTGGAAGAAATCAAATCAGTCCCGCAGCTGTTGCAGCACCTATTAGCCCCAGAGATTGATATTTTGATGCTCAGGAAGCTGCAGGTCATCAATGAGGCTCAGCTCCAAGCCGGGCATATTACCCATAAGCAGCACAACGAAACTGCGATCGCTACCACCAAGGCAGCGATCGATTCCAATATAAAATTAGAAATGAAGCGCAAGGCGCCGTTTGGGAATAAATCCTATTCTGAAGCGGCAGCTGATTACAGAAACCTTACACTGAGCGTCGTTAATATCTTCAGAGAGGTATTGAATGCCGAACCAATCGACATTGAAACTGAAGCCATCATTGAAAAAGTCTACAGCGAAATCAGGGATAGGGATGCCGCAGGATCAATTGCTGGAGCAGTCCACAGAGGAGAACCAGCAGCTGACACCGGAAGCAGTTCAAGTTCCAGTAGATCCAAAGACGGGCAAAGCTAAAATATGGTTAATCGATCCGGTGGACGTTATGACATTCTGCAGAGACTATGCAGGGCTGTCCACGGTATCACCAGCACAGGAAGACGTGCTGAGGGGGATGTTTGATGTAAAGCGCACAAAAAATACTTTCTTTAATGTAAATCAGGCCATACTCAGGATCGGGCAGGGTGGCGGTAAGAATTTCACGATTACTGCAGCTGTGTCCTATCTGATTTATTTATGGTGCTGTCTATATGACCCACACGCATATTTCCACAAATTCAATTACGAAAACTTTGATATATTAAACTTCTCACAGGTCAACGAAGCTCAGGCCAAAAATGTATTTTTCCGAACCCTGTCCGCTATGATGCGACAGGTTAGAGATCCGGAAGATGGCGAAAACTGGTATGCCAAGCACATGGGATTCAGGATCAAGGAATATGGGCAGGGAGACATCAAAGACAAATCAATGATCATTCCTAACCGTCATCAGGGGCGTGGACAGGTCAGGGTCTTCTGTCTGGATACTACTGCCAAGTCTGTAGAAGGTTACACGATCTGGATCAGTATTATGGATGAGCCCAGCCGGGCAAATACCCTTAAACTGTTCGAAAAAGCCCAGACCCAGTATAGAACGGCCTACACTAACCAGAAGACACGTTTCCGGGCATACCAGCGATTAACAATGGTATTCAGTTACCCAGAGCAGAAAGTAAACGACGTACTGGTCTGGCTATATGACATGTACTCAGAGAACAAAATAGAAAACGGCTACGAGATCAGTGAGGATGAGGGCGTATTAACTGCATGGTATTGGAACTGGATATTTAATGCTTTCAATAGTGATCAGCTGAAGACTGATTATGACCGGGACTATCAAAAGGATCCAGTAGATGCTGACCGGCGATATAAGGCTATTATTCCACCGTCCGCATTCGGGTTTTTCAATCCCTATAATGACAAGATCGGAGATGCATTCAACCCAGAGCTCAAGAGCCCTATCAAATGGAAACCCTCAGTAACTGTCAGGCGGGAAAAAGTAAAAGGCAAGATGCAGGATGTTCAATATGTTGCCATGGAATTGCTTGACATAAAGGGTGATGACCGGGAGCGCTATTGGGGCGGTGACTTCTCTAAGACCGGTGACAAATTTGTCATAGTTGGCGGCTACGGGGAAAAGCTGGAACGGGAAGATTCAATTGTCAGTTATGAGCGGGATAAGAAGACCGGTGAAGAAATCAAAGTTGAGACGGTGGTGGAATGCAAACCCATCATTGATATTATTCTGGTCTGGGATCCGGGCAAGGGTCACCACCCAGTCGATTACCAGAACGTCGCCGACATTGTGAAGATCCTACTCAAGAACCATTTCCCAAATAGCCGGGGATTCAAATTTGATGCTTACCAGACTGAGAGTATGAGACAGATGATCTTAGATCTGGGGCTGAGAAATTGCGAGGCTTTACCATTCGGGAACCCGCAACAGGTTAAACTGGGCAGGACTACCCGCCATCTGGTCTGGCACCATGAAATTGAGATCCTTGTCAATGATACTTTGAAAAGGGAAATGCAGGAGCTGGTATTTGAGAACAACAATAAAATAGACCATCCCAGTGGCGGATCTAAAGATTACTGGGATGCTCTGATTATTGCCGTTGAAGATATTGTCGAAAACATCCGGCTCAGAAACCTAATTGACACGGGACAGGATGATCCAGATGTTGATGAGCTTGATGCTCAAGTCAAAGTCTACCATGATGGCCTACTGGCTTTCTTTCGCAAACATAAGCGCTCTCCAAAAGATAACGGAGAAATTGCCAGATTCTTACGTGAGGAGTGCAATCAACCTATCTATGAGGAAGATATTGAATATCTACATGAGGCTTGGAATATCTGGCGGGAAGACATGGACGCACAGGTTCTCGGCGTCAGAGAATACCATGAAAAACACGGTATGGCTGGCACTGTTTTAACACCGGATACAACCCCCGCTCAGAAGCTAATTGACTTGATTGGAGAGGTAACAAGATAAAATGGTTGTTAATAATACCAAAGATGAGGTAATATTTCACGGAAGTTTCGGACGTTGAATTCTCAGCGGCGCCGGAACTTTTTTGCTATTAAGAGGAAGAAATGACTGATAAATCAGATTCGAAACCCGATCACAACGCAGCAGTTCCACTGGATGAAGTAGGCCAATATTTTGGGAAGGTAGTTGAGAACAATGCCGAAATGTTCAAGGCCATGGTCAACAGTTCTATTGAGGGCGGTCTTATGGCTGAGATCGATGCCCTGCTCAAAGAGGATCCCACATTCAAAAAGGACTATGATCGTTTTGTCCATGAGATTGAAACCGGGGAGCCTATTACCAAGTCTGAGAATGTAAAGAAATTCGATCAGGAAATGGAGCGGCTGATTACTAACGCCATCTCTATGCAAACAGACCCTGACATTATAAAAGCTCAGGCAGAATTCTATCAATTCAAACACGAACGGATTGCGCCCAGCATCCTACGTCAAGCCGGTAATAGCATCCCGGCACAGTTAATCAAATCATACCGGTATCACCAGCTGATAGAATTCAGTAAGGTCTCTGATGGGAAGATCGCCGGATTCAAGCTGATGTTTAAAGATGATGAATACAAACCATCCGACGCCGAAAAGAAGAAGCTCAATGAGTTCGAACTGGTATTTGCAGAGCGATTCTTTTTCATCCCTAATGAGGTCAAGCCCAATTTCGGGAAGTGGCTGACCTATGCTTATCAGGATTTCTTTGACATCGATAAAATAGCAATTGAGATATTACGCCAGACCGCCAGTACCAATAAGAAGTTCAATTATCGTGGGATCCCGCTGGGATTCATGCTGGTAGATGCTGGGACGATCTGGAAGATCATAGCCCCGGATCTGGAACACCGGCGATTGGCTCAATTCCGATGGGACAGGGAAAAGTATGATGACATGCAGGAGAAAGCTGGCCTGCAGCCCGAGTACATCGATGAAATGCGCTACGTGCAGGTAGATAAAAATGGTACTACCCGGGCGGTCTATGAAGAATCCAGAATGCTCTTGAATTATGCATTCGGTACAACCGATGTCAGTCAACAGTTTCAGGGGCATTCGATTATAGAGCGGGCACTGGAAATCATTCGATATATTATGGACAATATCATTTATAACTACACCCGCCGCTCGGCTGGCGCCATGCCTAAAGGATTCATTCATGTTGAAGGTGGAACCGAGGACGGGATGAGTCGCCGGGAGATGGCCTTATTCAGAAAAATGGTTTATGGAGTTGCATCAGGGCGCCGGGATCACTGGAAGTATCCGATCATTGGAACGCCCAAAGGTGTCAAGTCTCAGTTTGTACGCTTCCACGAATCCAGTAAGGAAATGGAAGACTTTCTGTGGATGTCAACATTGTACTCGATCCTCTGCCAGTTCGCCGGGTTAGATCCGGAGAGCGTGTCTCTGGCATCCCAGAAAAATACGCTGGGTAAACAGCACCTGTTCGATAAGCAGCAAGAGGAAGGCGCAGAATTCCGATCTAACGATGAGGGGCTGCGCTTTTTCTTAACATATATCGCCAGCATTATAAACACGTCCGGGGCAATTGAGGAAGTCACGGGCATGGATGTTGAATTCAGGTTCCAAGGTCTGGATGTCAGTGACGAGGCTAAAAAGGCCGATCTGGATATGAAGAAATTGCAGAGCGACACTACCATGAATGAGCTGCTTACTTCCAAGGATAAAAAAGAGCAGGAATTAATGTTCGGTGATCAGAACCTGTTTAATATTCCCGGTATAGCCAACCCCCAGATCCAGAGCATAATATTGCAGATCCTACAGCAACAGCAAATGGAAGCCCAACAGGAGCAGGAAGAAGCGGGCATGTATGGTGAGGAAGGTGAGGACTTCCCCGGGTTCCCAGATGATACTGATGAAGACGATCACGAAAACAGGGATTATATGGGTGGGGATGAGTTTGATGAGAATGGCGAAAACAAGAATGCCAAAGCCCCTCAACAGCCCAAACAACCAGCCCGTAAATCTGTGAGGGTAGATATATGACCATCCCGAAAGCCAAGCTCAACGCCTACCAGAAGGGGTATATTGTTAATGAGGTTTTCCGGCATATTTCTTCAGGGTTGAAGTGTCCCAACTGTCTCGATTCAGATGTGATCATTGGAGCAATCTCAGAGAAAAACCAGAAGGATGCCATAGTGTGCTGTAACTGCGGTATTCGAATTGCTATATCACTGAAGGTTGCCATTAGACCAACCAAACCGTTTGCGGAGAAAAATAAATGATTGGAAAACGAGTATATGCAGATGCTGAGAATATGAATCTGCAGCCCGGTGAATATGCTTATGTAGATGGTAGATGGTACGGATGCACACCGAACGGTCATCTGGGAGATCTGACAGAGCATCAAGTAACAGAGCACAATGATAGCACAATTACGGTCTCCCCATCCATACTGGTTACCATTCCAAATTATGGCAATACTGGCAAGGATAAAGAGCTCTGGCACGGCTATCTGGAAGCGGGGGTCTGGCGGGAAGTATGAAACAAATCCCAAATTCAGCGAACTTCACCCCAGCTAAAACAAGCCTACTATATAAATCCGTGGACGAAATGGTTAATTATGCGGAACGGAATAATCTGGGCGGAATAGTTTCAGTCCATTTAGATCTTCACAAAGCGCATAAGGGTGAACGGATCACAACCCCGCATTTAAACCCATATCTATGGGAGATAGAAAAGCAGTTTTTTGACCTAATGGATTCCGAAAAGGTTATCTCTGGGATCCTAACCGGGCTCGGAATCACAGATCACCCGCTAATCGTCAAGTCTTCAGCTGAGTTCTCCCTACAGAAAAGTATTAAGAATAAGATCCGGAAGGTCAACGGGGATCCACTTACGGAAAAAGAATTCAATGATCTAAAGGGTCTGATAATGCGATCGCTGCATGTCCCAGCTGCCAAGGTTGAGGAGTTGATCCTAAAAGCTGCGAACGTCGCAAAGCTGGGTAGTACCGATTTCATGGGAGCACCGGTTGCAATAGATCTGAAGGGTCTACCCAAAACTTTAAAGGATGCGATCGCCAAGGGTACATTTACTGCTCGGGAAGTCCGGGCGCTGAAGTATGCTATCCAATATGCTGCAATTAATATCACATCAGTAACAAACCGGGCACAGTCTAAGATTGCCAATATGGTAGTAGACTCCATTCAGAATAGAGAGCACCCTCGCAGGTTAGCCAGCCGGATGTTTGATGAGATGGCAGTTGGAGACGATGCAGTTTTAAACCGGGACTGGGAACGGGTAGCAATAACTGAGGCCAACAGATCCGCGAACGATGCAATTATTGCCGGTTATGAAGACGGCGAATATGTACTGGGTAACAGTCACGATGATGCCTGCCAGTATTGTGTGAGATATATTGACCAAAAGATTTACAAAGTAACAACCAAACCGCCGCCGGATTACAGTCATCTGGATCCGAAATCAAAGAAATATACGGATCTGGCAAGGCGGTGGGATACTGAGATTTGGGTAGGTAAGTCCAATATGGGTAGAAGCCTCGCAGCTCGCAGGCGATCCCCGAAGGGTCTGGTACCCAGAATGCACCATGAGTTAGGAACTCCAACGCTACCACTTCATCCAACCTGCCGTTGCAGATGGTCTAAATGGTTGCCGGAGATCTACTACCTCAAAAACGGGCGTGTTGAGTTTGCCGTGGATGAAAAGTCCAAAGCAGAATACGCCGAATTCCTGAAAAATAATCCTCATATAAAGGTGGCGACAGCATGAGAGATGTGACAATAAAAAACGAATTTATTGGAGTCCAAGGTCAGATCGATAATCTTGGGAAGGCCAGTAATGTTCAAACTGACGGCCTATCTGAATTGATAGTTCAGACAAGGGCACTTTTCAACCTGATTAACAAAAGCTGGATACTTAGCGTTGTCTTCGGACTGGGCGCTAAAAAGCTGGTTGCTGAAATGAAGCGGGTCAACGAAGTTGATGCCAAACAGCGACAGGCCATGTACGCTGAAGCGGAGAAGCAGAAACAGACTGAGTTGGAAGCAGCAAATGCAGCAGCTCTCAAAAAAAAGAATCAGGCTGAGTTGGATCACAAAGTTACCAAGCGGGAACGCCAACTCAAGAAATTGGAGAAACAGTCATGACCATGAAAGCCCAAAAACCAATCGCAAACGCACCGAAGTATTTTTCCAGATCCGAACCATTTGCCCAGCTGTATGTGCCCCAGCCACTTATAGAGCCCGTGCTCATTAAGATCTGGTGGTACCAAAAGTTCTGGGATTGGTTGATCAAAATAACCACCCCGAAACAAAAACCATTAGCACCGCCCGCAGCACCGGCGATTAGCTTAGATGTAAAAGCTACCCCGGAGGGCGAATCACCAGAGATTAAACTGGACTTAGATCAACCGGAGAAAAAGAAAAAGTGAGCGACAAATCTCAGGTTACCATGGATCTTAATATCCAGCTGAACAATATTGCGATCGACGAAGCGCATCTGACCCCGAACACTGTTCTTGCGCTTCGTCTCCCAAAAGAGCTGCCCCCGGTAGTCATTGTAAAAATACAGGAAAACGTGAGGCAGACCCTGCTCCAGAACGGGATAAAAAACACGGTGGTTTGCATCCCGGATAAGGGATCAATCGATTCAATGACTGTAAGTGGGCTGGAAGCTGTTCGGGATTATGTCAACATAATGATCAGTACCTTAAAAGGAAATATCACAGGAGCTTAGAAGACCATGGCGAAGATGTTAATTAAATCAACTGTCAAACAGCACCAGCGCAGATCTAAGTCTGGTAAAATTTCCACCGTCCGGGAACATCAGGACAGCCGACAGGCAAAACTGGATTCCAGAAAGCAGATCAATAAGCTGAAGGAAAAACGGAATGCTACCCGGGATCCCAAAGCCAAGGCAGCGCTGCAGTCCAAAATCACCGCCATGGAATCTGCCCATGATAAAAAACACGGCGGCGGAACCGGTCTCCCGAAAACATATCATCAGAGAGACGGCGTAGGTAGAGCAAAATACACTATCAGTAAGCATGACGGGCAATCAACAAATAAAGACGGTAGTCCGTTTTTTGATATAGCGATATTCAAGAATAAGCCTGACCTGAACAGGTATATTGCTGAATTACACAAACAGGGATATAAGAACGATCAAAACCCAGACCTGACAAGCAAGAAATCAATGGATGAGTTCCCAGCTCTCCAGAAAGCCATTGAAACCACCGCTCTGAAATCCCTGAAATTCAAGAAGACCGGTAAAGAGATTATAGCCGGTATCGAATCCAAGATTATCGAATGTCGGCTGGAGCTGGCAGTCCTGATTTCAAAGCAGGGCGTAGTAGAATCGAATAAGGTTACTGTGGAAGCCGTCGGCGGCGGAATGGCTGAAGCACCCGTTGATGACAGCCCATCCCCAGACTACAGCTGGAAAATCAATGGTGTGCGGCGGAAGATCGAAAAACTGGAGCGCTATGCCCGGAACCTGAAACCCAATCAGGTCTGTGAGCTGGACGGATACGAATTACAAGAATTTGGATTATAGACCGGGGGCACGGTGGAAAAGTCATTAACATATAGCGGGCATCCTATCCGGAACCGTTACAAGTTCCAAGGAATGGACATATCGATCGAGAACCCGGCTGGTACTATCAGATCCGGAACGGCTGAGGATGGGAAAGAATGGCGGTCTCTCCTGCATTTCGACTATGGCTATATCCGGGGCACCATTGGAAACGATGGTGACCATGTAGACTGCTTTATCGGAGCCAATAAGGATTCCCAGAAAGTCTATGTGATCCATCAAAAGAATGTTAAAACCGGCAAATTCGACGAAGATAAGGTAATGCTGGGTTGGTTGACCCAGACGCAGGCTATCAAGGATTATCTACTGAATTATGACCGGTCTGATATGTTTAGCAGTTGTACTCCAATGTCCATCGATGATTTTAAAGTGAAAGGGTTCACAAAAAAGCCCGGGATGATCAAGGCTCATGTCAAAGCTCATACCCGGAAAACTAAATCCGGTAAAATTGCCAATGTCAGATCCCATGAGGATTCACGAGGTAAAATGAAGGAGTGGATTAAATCTCAATACGAGTACGCCGGGATTACTGTACAAAAGATTGTCAGAGCGAAGCTGGACGATGGTTATTTTATTTATCATGAATTTGGAAGGGCTCACACTGTTAGAACAAGAAAAAAAATTAGCAGTGAAGGGCATACTACGAAGTATAAAACCGGGGGTAAAATAATTTACTATGATCTGGTTGAGGATGGTGACGAAAAATATGATGTGAAGCTCAACCTGCAAGCTGCTCGCAGGAGATCGGGGGGCAAGCTCTCCAAATCCCAGATCAAAGCTCACACCCGCCGATCGAAGAAAACCGGTAAAGTGATGCATGTCAAAGCTCACTCTGACAAACGAACTAAGAAGACCCGGGAAGACATTATTTACGATGTAGGAGAGAAAATAGGCGGAGCCCGCAAGGATATGTATCTCAATCTATGGAAGCGCACTATCACAAAGGATGAATTAGCGCTCATGGAAAAAAATCACATGGCTGTCGTAAAATCAGTTGTTAAATCGAATGTGATTGCTCCGATCGAAGCCGAGGACGCCATGAAGCGAATGGACGTTCAGGCATATTATATGTACATGGCTATCAAGCGCAGGATCTCAAAGGCGCCCCCAGATAATCCGGATGCCCGCCGGGATTATATTATAGCGGCAAATCGATTCAACCGGGTAGCCCGGAAAGCCAAGACCGCCGATGACTTTTTTGGTTATCTGGCTGAGGAAGCTGCATGGATCACCCACAACCATGAAGCCCAGCGACAGGAAGTGTATAAAAAGGTTAAGCGGCTCCTGATGGGTGATTACCAGAATAAGATCCATAAACAGATTGAAGCCTATAAGAAAAAGGGTGTAGGGAATCTCTCTGATGAGGATGAGCGGATCATGAGTCAGCTGGTAATTGTTACAAATAATGCCAATAATTATTATCTTGGGCAAAACAGATTTGGATTCCCAACCGGTGAGAAACCCATGACATTAAAACAGGGTTTCGCCCGAGCGGTGAAGGAACGCAAAGAACGGCTGGCAGTCATGATGAAGAAGGTCGGCAAGGCTAAGATCGGCGACTCCAGATCATTCGATAAAAATCAGACATGGTTTAAGTTCCTGAAGACTGCATACAATACCCGGGGCTGGCGATTAGATTTTCCGGATGGTATCACCCGGGGTCTACCGGGCAAATATAACAATGCCTCAGCTCACACTCTCAACCGGGGAATGATCAGCGCGAAGTGGGAAGACTATACCAAGAAAAAGCCCGGCAGTAAAATCAAGGGCGGATTCAAACGGGACGTACCAGAGAAAGTAGTTCGCAAGGGTGGCGCTAAAATCAAGATCACAGAACCCGAAGATTTCATGAAAGAGTTTGGAATGCGTGGGGTAGAGTTCGGAAACTGGATTGACGTGTCTCACGGCAATTACCATATACAACGCTGCGGAGAAGCGTTTTATGATCTGGCTGATATTCTGAAGCTCAATAAAAAGCACATGAGTATCAATAAACGGCTGGCTATTGCTTTCGGCGCCCGGGGTACCGGTACAGCTGCCGCACATTACGAACCGCTCTCAGAGGCCATCAATCTGACCAAGTGGAACGGTGGCGGATCCGTGGCGCACGAATGGATGCACTTCTTTGATAATGTCATGGCTAAGAATCAGGGCAAAGGATTCAAGCTGTATGGTAGCGAAGGTGATAAAGTAGGATCTGGAATACAGGCCGCATATCAGGGCGTAATCGATGCGATCACAACAACCAAGGAACATAAGGTCACGATCCGGGAAACCGCGAAGTATTCTGATAAAATGGCGATCCGGGCATACAGGGGAATGGCAGACTGGATTAAGAAACATCCTCGCAGCCCAAACAAAGCCTTTGCCGGATATATCAAAGAGCTGACGGGTACTGGATATAATCGCTGGATCTCCAAGCCAGCAAACTTGAAAAAGGTTGCTGGGGCGTTTGCATTGCGATATAAAAAAGATATTGAATACACCCGCCAAGAAATGTCTACCCGAACGCAGTATGCAGTTGATAGCGAAAAAATGGGTAAGGATTATTGGGGATCCGGGCGGGAGATGTTCGCACGGGCTGGGGAAGCATGGATTCAGGATGAGCTGTTAAAAGCGAACCGCAAAAATTCCTATCTGGTATCTGGTACCAGAGGCACCTCAGTTTATGTGAAGGTAACCAAGGGAGATGTGGAAGAATTAAATCCGTATCCAGCAGGCAAGGAACGGGAAGCCATTAACCGGGCATTCCGGAAACTGTTCGTAGAAGTACGGAAAAATAAAAAGCTGCTTAAATCAATAATGATGTTTATCCGAATGGGGAACTAATGCAACCGATCCTTATCAAAGCCCACATCAAACAATTCCAGAGAAAAACTGCCTCGGGGAAAATGAGTATTGTTCGAGAGCATGAAGATAAACGCAATGCCCGGAAACAACCGGTTAAAAAGCCCCGGAACGGAAAACAGCAAGATGAGGGAGCTCATCCGAAGGCAAAACAATTTATTGATGAGGTGAATAAGATCACCAAAGAATTCACTGATACCGACAAGTACAGTGATGTCGTGAAGCGATTACGGACGCTGAATGAGTGGCGTACCCGAGCGGGAATTCCGGATAGCTATTGGACGAGAGCCCAGAATGCTATCCGGAAGCGCCATGATGATCTGGTAGGCCATGGTAAGAAGACCGGCGATTTCGTTGAGGAAAACGGTCTCACTATGCGAATGCGGAAAAAGGCCAAGCCTGAGCCGCCCGCCCATGGGAACGATCCTGCCAAGATGGAAGATGATGATTTTCTGGAGCAGGCAGATCAACTCAATGAAATAAGAGATAATTATACCAAGGCCGGGGGTGGGCTCTCATCCTCTCGAACCAACAAAGCAGAATTCGAAAAACATCCCGTCGGATCATGGCGGAAGGATAAAACCTCTGGGTGGAATAAATACGGTCAGGAAATTGAGCAGCTGCGTGAATTCGATCCAAAGGATCTGGTCGCCGGTGAGGATACTGACGCCCGGAAAACTGGAGATGTTGCCAGATATGCTAAATGGATTAAGGAAGGCAATGAACCGCCGCCTATTTCGGTTGTAGAGACCGATGACGGGAAATTCAGGATCTATGATGGACACCGGCGCTGGCTGGCTGCTAAAGAAGCTGGAACCAAAATCAAGGCATGGGTCAGCCCACGGGCAGAGACCGGACTAAGCACTCCAGATGGGGATCCTATTTATACTGGCCTAACACATGAACTGGCAAAGAAGCCCAGAAAAATGAAGACGCCGCTCGGCGATCTATCCCCAGAGCTCCAGAAGAAATGTCAGAAGGCCGAACCCGGCAAAGGTGGGGAAATATCCCTTAAATCCGCCGAGGTTGATGAACTGCTTAAAAAGGGTGTTGTTGGTTTCGTATCTGCCGGGAAGTCTCCACATGATGATGATACTGTAGATCCTATTATGCGGGATGACGAATTGAAAGCGGATCTGGTTAAACAGGGTTACCGCTTTACCCCGGTTAAGGGAAAATACGGTGAAGAAGAAGATTCCTATATGGTAATGATTCCGGACGCCAAAAGATCTGACATGATCTCACTGGGCAAGAAATACAATCAGGATAGTGTCATACATTCTGACCATGGGAAAAATTCATTAATCTATACCACCGGCGAAGAAGCCGGTAAAACCGTGAAGGGTAAAGGGTACAAAAAATTAGGGAGTAAAGAGGCCGACAATTACACCGAAGTCAAAACATCCGACGGATCATTCAGGTTCTCTCTGAACTTCAGCTTTGAGAAATCAATTGCAATCACCGAAAATACGACAGTACAGGAGCTGGTAGAAGCTATCCCAAAGATTCGGATCACATTGAAAAAATCGAAAAAGGGATCTCAAAAACCGGGTCATAAGTATATCAAGCGCACAGGCGCCCCGGGGAAGTATGTTTATGAATATCCGGAAGACCCGGGCGAATCCCAGACCCTGTTCTCGGATACCATGGTGCATAAGGAAAAAACGCTAATTAGCAATGCGATAGTGCCCAGATCCAATATCACCCCGGATACAGACCAACCTCGTGAAACTTTTGATCAAGCCGCCTTAAATGAGTTGGCTTCAAGTATTAAAAAAATAGGTATCGTGCAGGATCCTGTAGTGAGACCCAATCCCTCTAAAAAAGGTCATTACATATTAATTGCCGGTGAGCGCCGGTGGAGAGCTTCGGAACTCGCAGGTCTGAAGGATCTACATGTAAAAATTTATAACACTCAGGATCCAGCCGAAATTTTATCTTTACAGGTCGCCGAGAATGTTGCTCGGGCAGATATGAACCCAATTGAAACCGCTCAAGCCTATGTCAAATTAATGAACGTGGGATACTCACTGGATGAGGTCGCCGCGAAGGTAGGATCAGCCCCGCTCACTGTGGAACAGAAAGTTGGCCTATTATCATTAATACCAGAATATCAAGAGCTGCTTAAAACCGGTAACATGGGGGAACGTCAAGCACATATTATTGCAGCTGGTAGATTATCCCCTGAGCTTCAGATGAATATTTTAAAGCGGTTGAATAGCGGGGCGATGGGAAATAAGGCACTGTCCGGCCTCGTTGCTAACTACCAAGTAAAACAGAACCAGACCGGCCTGTTTGGAGCCGGGGCTCAGGAAGTAGCCATGGACAGGGTTGCAACCAAGCAGCGCCGTACCCAGATTAAAAAGGATCTGGATAAACTCCTGCAGGAATTCGGAACTGTTATCACCCGGCTATCTGGAACCGACCAGATTAAATTGATCCCGCTATTGGCGAAGGAAAAGGGCGGGCTCGACCGTATAGCCGCCAAGGTGGATCTACTAACCAAGGAACTGATTAAGATCAACCGGGAATTCAAATTTGCCCAGACGTTTTTCGAGGGTAAGGGTTCTATCGCTGGATATGTCCATGCCCGGAAGATCAAACCTAAGAAACGGCGCCGGAAGTCCCGGATCAGAAAAGCCATTGTAGGATTTATCAAACCCGGTCATAAATACCTGAAGCGAACCGGTACCCCGGGCAAATATCAATATTTCTATGAGGAAGCCAAAGTTAAACCGGATACCCATGTACTACTCGATCAGGTCAATTTTAAGATCCCGCAGCTGCGCTGGACAATGGGAATGAATGCCGAAAATAGTTACGCCGTCAAGTTTGATTTTCACTGGGGCGAAAAGAATTGGATGCATATCAAGGATGTTGTCAAGGAAGCCGACGCCCAATGGATTGCGAAACAAAAAGTCTGGGTTATCCGGAAAACGGATGTCCACAAACTGATAGCAGAATTCAAGAATGTAGCGATCTCTAAAAAGGCCGCTTCCAAGCTGGAACCCGATGAACACAAATCCCCAGCAGCTGCAGCTCCTGCAGTCAAGAAGAAGCCAACTGCTAAAATACCTGTGAAGGCCAGAACTACCATGCCTACCCCCCGGAAAAATGTAAAAGATCCGGGATCCAAGGGTTCTACTGACTGGTGGGTAGATATGAAAGGAAAGGTACGCTACGGGCGGAAAACTGCGAATCAGCGAGGCCGCAAAGATATGCCCAAAATCATCAAGTATAAACGGATGCAATGGGAGATAGGCCAGCTTGAGGAATATCTGGGTAATAAAGATGATGGCATGGCGAAACTGTATGCTCGGGGGATTGAGAAAAAGATCAAAAGTTATGACATGGAAATGAAGGCTGAGGCCGGATCCGGAGCCATGAAAACCAGCATATTTAAGAAGACCGGGAAAGAGGTAACAGATCAGGACGCTCTGGAAGTCATCGCATATATGAAGGAAAAGGGAATGCTCAGAATCCCAGCCAGATCCAGAAATTGGAAAGGCAAGATTGTACTCGATTGGAAAGTAGCAAATGCATGGCTACCCCGGGGCACAGTAGATCCAACCCATTCAGCTGCCAGTAGTTTTGCAGATAGAATTCATTCTTGGAACCAGCAGCTGGCGCCGCCATCCCTATATGAGTACGGACGCAAGGATCCCAGTCCAGACTATGAACTGCACCGGCGGGTAATTAGTATGATCGATCAGGAGAACGATAAAGGGCATCCCGGAGTGAAAGCGATATTCGCAGCTACACCCGGAACCAAACCGGGCAAGGCCGAAGATTTTGCAGCTGATATAAAAAAGATGCAGGTCAGTATCAAGAAACAGAAATCTCACCGTGCCAAGGCTCTGAAAGCATTTAAGAGCAAGGCTAATATTCCGGTTAAATCATTTAAGGCGACTACGGCTCTCTGGGATTGTCAAAAACAATATGTCAATTGGATGAACGTCGTGGACAAAGGGGTTGTTGGAGCTGATACCAGCCTCGGCAAAACACTAATGTCCCTGACCTACACCAAATACCAAAAAGAACAGGGCAATATCGATGGAGCCGTAGCTTTCCTACCCGGGGCTGTTATGCACGGATGGGAAAAGGATCTCCGTAAATACTTCAAGGGGAAACCCAAAATATTGTATCTTGAAGGAACCGCTGCAGAACGTGCCGCCAAGATCAAAACCATCAAAAAAGGTAACTTCGATCTGATTGTTGCCTCTCATGGGATGGTGCAGGGTGGCGGTAAAGAACTCAAGCAGCTGATGGCTAAAACCAAAAACCATGCCATCTTTTATGATGAATGCCATAAGGGGCTGATGAACCCGGCAAATAAAGCCTATAAGAATTGGCAGGCCAACGTCAAACAGAAGCGTCAATTCCTGTTATCCGGGACACCCAGCCGCAATGAGCCCATGGATCTGCAGAGGGTTGCAAATCTGCTCTACCCGGGCTGGCTGGGCAATACAGCTGCATTCCACGGAAAATATTATGTTAAGGCTGGCGGACGCCTGATTCCAGATATTAAGAGAATGGACGCTATGTGGAACGAGGTCAAACATCTCGTGCCGGTTATGAGTAAATACTCCGCCGGGATCAAATTACCCAAACGCATAGACCAAACCGAACAGGTTACTATGCAGCCGGATCAGCAGAGGTACTACGACGCTGCAGCAACCGCTTTTCTTGATGCTGTGCTCGAAGTAGATAATCCAGAGGCCATGACCGGCAGCGAATCCCGCCACATATTCAAAGTGTTGGGAGATATGCGCCGAATAGCTTTTGATCCGCGAATGTCAAATCCGAATTACAAGGGTAGCAGTGCAATGTGGGATCGCACGGTAGATCTAATTGATGATCGACTCCGGAACCCGAAAAACAAGGGTGTACTGGTTGCCAGTGATTTCGTGAAGCCATTCCCAGACTATGTGAAGCAGCTCAAAAAACAGACTGGCCTTGCCAGCTCTGAGATCGGAGTAATTACCGGTAATATCAAAGCTGAGAAGCGGACTGCTTACGAGGATCTGATGGAAAGCGGCAAGGTCAAAGTCGTATTGATGGGGATAGGATCTGGCGGTGTAGGAATGAATTTCCAGAAGGGCGCTGACATGCAGGTCGTTCTGGCAGATCCATGGACATACGCCAATAAAAAACAGGCCGTCGATCGTATCATTCGCGCAGGGTCTGTATCTGATTCAGTAATGATAGTTGATTTCAACATTCCCGGATCCATTACCGAGTTTGTACGGGGCAAGGTCGCATTAAAAGAGGCCATGCATAAGAAGGGTGATGTAGCCGGAGCTGCGAAGGAATCTGCAGCAACATTTACTTTCAATGATTATTTGAAAATGGCCGGAATTAAAAACCGGGCTCAGTTTAACAAGATGAAAAAAACCCGGAAGAAAAAAGTCCGGAAGTCGATTTTCATCGCATCTAAAATAAATATAAAGGGTCTTTCATAATGGCAATGACAGCCACTAAACAAAATCCTGCAGCTGAGATTATGCCAAAGCAGGAAGTAAAAGATTTAATCATTTATTACACAACGCCCAGTAATCGACTTGACGAATTCTGGGTGATTGAAAAACGCAGGCTAATGGAAGCCTGTAAGCACTACCGGCTGGAGATCCCAGACTGGTTGGGCGATAAATCGGAGGTCACACGATGAAAAAATCAAGAAATATGGTCGTGGTAAATGTTGCAATGGCAGCGGCGGATACTGAGTATGAATATCAGTTCCCAGCAAACGTGGAACGCTTTACCATGGGTCTGCGGGATCAAACCAAGGCATGGAGATTCTCAAATCTTACCAGCAAGGTAGCAACTCCCACGGAACCTTATAAAACAATGCCAGCTGGAGCTGAATACGAGGAGCAGGGATTAATTATGCCTATTGATAATACGGTATATTTCGCAAGTGGAGACGCAGCTCAGGTAATGGAAATTGTATTCTGGACTGCAGCGGAAAGGAATTAATAATGCCAATAAGAAACAAGCAATCAGGGCTCGGTGCATGGTTCCGGGAGAAAATACCGGCAAATTGGATTTCTATTTAGGGTTACATGAGTACGAAGAATAATAAAGGATAAATGATATGATTCGTCTGTCAGTATCAAAAGCTCAGGTTAAAGCGTATATCCGGAAGCTGGGATCAGGATTAGTTGTTGGAGTAGGATCTCATTCCCGAAACCAGAAAGCTAAATCTGCCGCCCGGCTGAAGGTCATCCGGCACGGTCTGGGATTCCATACACGGCAGGCGAACTCATGTAAAACCAAGGCCGAAGTCCGCCAGAAGCTGGCAATGGCAAAACAGAGCAAAGTTATCCGGGAGAATTTCATCTGGGTAAAGCCGGATCTCTCCGGCAATGAAAATGCCATGCAGCAATGGCACACCTACCAGAAGAAAACCGCTCCTAAGTATATCATACAGGAATACCGGGCATTCTGGAATAAAGCAATTGAGATATATACCAAACGGCTCAATGGCCTTAAAAAAGGGGTGCTGGTACAGCTGGAAGAACAATTGGCGCCACCGGAAGCTAAGCCCCGGCTCGTATTTATAGCCGGGACGTCCAAATTACGGGTACAGCAGCCAGAACTCGTAAAGGGGTGCAGGTATACCTTAGAAAAGGACGAAGACGCCGATGAGGGCGAATTTCACATGATCCACCCGGTTACGGGCAAACGATATAAAGTGAAGCACGGAAAGCCGGAAACTGAAGATGAACTCGGAGCAACGAATGCATCCGGATCAGATGCGTTGAAAAAGAGCTGGTCATCTAAGATGATGGCTGATAATCCCGGCGCCCGCTGGGTAACCATCACAGATGCCAGCTCCCCGCTCCATGGTAGACATATTTTGATTATGCCACATGCCAACGGATCCGCATCAATTGTATGGGCTCCGGAGCATTCCGGGATCACTCACAAGATTATTCAGCCCCGCGATAAAAGCCCCCAGAATCAGGCGGAAAAAAAGCGGCGAATGGAAGAAAAGAAAAAACGGGACAAAGCCCGTGCCGCTGAGATGACTGAGGAAGATGTTGATAAATACCGGGGTCAGAAAAAAGAGGCTGAAGGTGCCAAACAGGAATCCCGTGAAAAACTTCATGGTATGATCCGGGAGAAAGCCGGTATTGAAACGGAGGTGACCAAAAAAGAACGTGCAGACATCGAGAAGAAAATTCAGAAGCTGGACAAAAAGGATAGACCCGCCGCTCGTCTGCAGGAATTCAATAAGGTCAACAATGATCGCCGGAAAGCATTAAATGAGATTATTGAGGAAGCCAAAAAAGTAGTACTCGGTGATCAGGAGATCCCGGAAGATGCCCCCAGCGATAAAAAGCGGATAGCTGAAGCGATCCGGGAAAATGCCGAGGAGTTCCTCGAAGCATATTATGTTATCAAAGGCCATGAGCGGGAGCTCAGGCAGGTAAACAAGATCCTGAAGACCGGAAACGTGACCAAGACCGGATCTGATGAATTAGGGGTCTCCAGTATATCAAAGGATGATATTAAAAAGATTGTCAGTGATGAGAAAGCGCTCAGGGACGAAATAACGGCACATCATGATCTTATTCTCAACACCAGAGGCGGAGTAGACCGGGACGGGAAAGAGATTTTTGGCAAGCCCGGACAGTCTGGGGTAAACAGTAGGGCTATGGAGCGGGCTATCTCCCACGGCGCTCTGGAAGCTATCAACGGCGTGACCGGGGAAATGGCGGGAACCAGCGTAATAACTCCGGAAGCGATGAAGGATCTGGGCGCCGGCAATATTGCGGTGCTGGTTGACTACTACCTGAAAAATACGATCGGAGACGAATACAATAACCGCACCGAAGTGCTCCGAAAGTATGTCGAAGAAAAAGGTAATGAGATTGCAGCTGAGGGCGTAGCGAAGGGTGATAAACATCTGGCACAGGCCAAAAAAGTGAAAGAATTCGGAAAGGGTGAAAAATCCCTCTATGGATCTGTACAGCAGGCCACCGCTTCAGCTCTCCAATATACCAACCGGGCGTATGAGTCCTATGGTCAGGCTGAGGGCAGCTTAAATATGGTCGCTGAGATGTTATATCAATTCGACAACAACAAAGATCACATGACTATCAAATCCACTAACAGGCCGGCATTGAACGCAAAACTCGGACGGCTGGGATTAAATAAGTCAGATGTAATTATTGAGCGTCACGGGCACGGGGATTATGAAATGAGGATCCGCCCGAAGGCATTTGAAAAGTTGCTTAACGAAAAGATGGTTGCCCAGTTTAAAGCTGTCACCACAGAGCCAACTCCTCAGAGCATAAAAGCATTTGTTCAGAATGAAGACGGCTGGCTCCCAGACGGATTAAAAACCCATCTACCCCCGGACAAAGACGGGAACATGCGGAAGCTCATACCAACGCCGGGACAGCAGGCCGCATCCAGACTACTGGAAAATCAGGGTAAAATTTATATGAACTTTGAAGCCGGTACCGGTAAGTCCTACGGGTATATTCTACAGAAAGCCCATCTGGAGCAGCAGACCGGGAAAGCAGTAAAAACGATTGTAGCTATGCCATCCAAACTAATGGGGAACTTTAAAGAGGAAGTCGAGAAGTTCTCAAACTTCAATGTCGTTATTGTAGGCAATCAGGCTCAGGCAAAGCGGGCTGAAATGTACAAATCGGATCCCAATACAATTGTGGTAACCAATAAGGAAAAATTCCATTTCGACCATGAACATATTAAGGCCGCTGGATTTGATATGGTGGTCGCTGATGAAGCTCATAAGATTACCCAGCGCGAGGGTAGGGGTGCGGGATCACGAATGAGCCGGG